CATCGGCAATCCGTTGCTTCTCGCGCAACTCGTTGAGCTCTTTCTGCTGGGCTGCCAGCTTGGCGGCAGCCTCTTCACGCTCGACAGCAGCCCTGTGCAGCGTTTCAAGCTGCTCAATAGCGTTGTCCCGGGCGATGGTGCCTTCAGCTTCAAACTCGGCGTATTCCTCTGGCAGGATTACCGACTCTTTGACGTTCAGCAGGACGTTTGCAACATCGGCAGCGCTCCGGCTCGCGTATGCAGCAGCGACTGAGCTGAATCGGGTAATTTTTGCTCGGATGGCATCGACACGCTCAGCTTCGATGCGCTCGCGTTCTGCCTTGGCGTCAGCTACGCGCTTCTCTTCGGCCTTGATGGCTTCGTCGACAGGCGCTTCGATCGCCAGCACTCGATCTTTCAGCGCCTCGCCAAATTCCTTCACCTGGTTGACGCGAGCCTGGGCTTCTTTGACTTTCTGCTGGTAAGGAACGAGTGCAGTTTTGGTGGTGTTTGCGAGGGCGTAGCGCACGTCGCGGATGTCGACTCGTACTTCCTTGGCGCTTGCCAGCCCCTCACTGGTCGAGCAGTCCACGACGAGCTTCGCGTAACTTGTTTCCAGCCGGACAATCTGCTCCTCATGCGGCCGATACTCCGCGATGTCGGTGACGGCAACTGCAGGAGCAACAGCGTTCTTTGTACTGGCGGTTTCACTCAGCTCGAGGTCGGCCGGTACGGTGGCTTGTTTGGCGTTTGCGGACATGATGATTCCTTGCCGCGCCGAGCGCAGCTTGTGGTGGTGATGTTTATTGAGTGACGCGTTCGGCGAGGGCGCTGAGCAGCATCAAGAGGGTGTAAACGCCGATGGCGGAGAACGAGCCGCGCCGAATCAGCAGCCGGCGCGCTCGCTGAAGACTGGTCATCTGAACACGTGGTAGGTGGTGGAGCGCGGCACTTGGCAAGTGCCCGAACCATCCTGAACAATGCCATAGGCGCCTGCCCCGGCAATCAGGATCACAACGAGAACCCAGTAAACTAGGTTCATTGGCGAGCCCTCACAGCGATGCGTCCGCCTTTCATGGTTACCGACAGACGCTGCGGGAGGCTGTCGACCAGATCCTCCCGCTTGCGGCCGATCACCTCGTTGAAGGGCAGGCCGAAGCCGAGGATCGCAATGCGGCGCTCGATATCGTCGAGCTGCTCATCGGCGAGCGTTTTTACCGGTGGCGTTGTCATGCTGCAGCTCCTTGCGTTATCGAAGCGTTGTAGGAGGCGTAGATCTGGTCGATGCGCGCCCGGAAATGCCGGTGCTCATCGTTATCGATGGCGCGAAGCAGGAAAGCGAGGGTGATTGCAGATGTTGCGGCGGCGCTGGCGTTGGGCTGTCCGAGGTCTTTGATCATGTTGTTGATCTCGCCCTCGATCCAAGTGATCGCCGTCTGGTGATCTCGCTGCTGAACGTTCATTTAAGACCCCAGAATTCGCCGTAGGCGACCACTGCTGCTGCAATTCGAGTAGCCCGCGCCTTGCGGTCGATCAGCTCCTCCGCCGCCATCAACTTCTGATGTTGAGTGCGTTGGAGTGCGGCGGCCTCGTAGTCGTGGAAGTCTTCAACCTGCGGCGCTTTCGGGCGCCCCCAGTCGTCGTAGCGCCTGTCCCACTCTCGGGCCTGCGCACTGTCTGCATAGCTGGTGGCCATGGTCGCCTCCGTGGTGGCGGGTGTTGATCCAACAAAACTCGGATGCACTCATCCGCTCCGCTGGTTGCCGTTGGGCGCGGAGGTGAGTGCATTCGAGTGGTGTCGGAAGTGCGCGGCTAAATCGCTAAAGGAACCAGCGAGCTTGGCCGATACGTCTTGGCATTAATGCCAATTAATTGAGATCTGGAGATCTGAATGTTTCGAAGTAAAGTTCGCAGTGCCACAGCCATCGCGGTGATTGCCCTCGCTTATGCTGTTCCAGCGCCGGCTACGACAGACGTTGTCGCAGACCACAACACTGCGGTTATGGCTGTCGCATCCACCCAGGCTTGCGCAAAAAAACATCCAGAAGCAGGTATCACTTTAGAAAAATTCCTGACGGAGCAGAAAGAGGGCATGACTGACGAGATGGCGAAACACATCCGTGATGTTGCTACAAATCCTCGGTACGAAATGGAAGTGAAGCAGTCGACGGAATTTTTCAATTCCAAAGGCGGCCAGGATTTGCTGGAAAGCCTCTGTGGTGGGTTGATTACTGCTAAGTAATTGCCTCGCTTGCTCACTTTGATGTGAGCCATGCCTGATGCATGTCGGCGGTACAGGCCGCAGTCTTTCCGCATAGGGGTGTGATCTGGCCGGGGCTCAACCGGCATTCGGCGGAAGGGGTAGCCCTGAAGGCGACCGGTTGGCACATCCGCTGCCCGAGAATTAGCCTCAGATCACACCCCGATGTGCTCTCATAGAGAGGATCGGGCAGTTAACGACAGGCTGTCGTGGCGCTGGTTGTTCATTCGGTTCCAGTCAGCCAGCCCGGGCACTTCGCTTCCAAGAGCCACTTGCGGAGCGTTCCCAGGAGTTCGCCGTCCTCGTCTGTCCATTGTTTGTCGAGGATGTCGCCGATTGCCTCTTCACAATCTTCTTCATCCACATCGTCGATATCCCGCTCGCAAAACCTTGCATGCAGGGCCATGGCCTCCTCGGCGGAACTGGCCGCGTAGTAGTCGTGCTCTTCCACGATGAACACGCGGAGCTGCTTGATGATTGGTTGACCATCGAGTGTCAGTTGTTCGGACATTTCAGGTACTCCGGTTGTTTTCCCAATGCACCCGTCACCAGGTGCATCAGTGAAAAGGCCCGGTCAGCCCTCGCAGCCCATTTGATAGTTGCTTGCATGCTCTGCGCTGCAAAACGGCAACTCTCGAGTGCGAAGCACCTGACGGTTGGTGTATGGGGCGCGAGTTCGGTCGTGGATGTTGCGGCGCACCACCTGTTCGGCTGGCTTACCGCAGTACGTGCACTTCGTTTGCGTTGCTGCTGCATCGGTCATCGTGTTGCCCTCCGTTGATTTCCAATGCCGCCTCATCGAAGCGGCATCAGTAAATCTGTGGTCTTTCTCCGCACCCGCTTACCGGGTCATTCACTCAGTTCGGTCAACACCTCGTCCGCCGTCGCAGTGGGCTGCGCGTTGGCAGGCTTTCGGGCCTGTCGGATCGCCGGTCGCCGGTAGAGGCAAGTGCGGTTTTGTTCATCGGTTTACTGACCTCCCACCGATGGAGCCGGGAGTGACCTAACCGGACTGGCCGGGTAGTCGTTCATGGCGCTGATTGTTAAAGAGCGGCGCGGCTTTCGCTGCTGGGCCGTTGTTGTCTGGCTTGCGAATAAAAGTAGCAGTGCTGCTATTTAAAGTAAATAGCGCTGCTAATAATATTTTCCGCGGGCACAAAAAAACCCGCGCTTGGCGGGCTTTAGATGGGGTGTATGATTTTACTTTGTTGCATTGAGTACCTTGCGCATACCTTCCATATCGTCTTGCGAAATCTTCCCCTCAGTACCGCAGACCTGGAACTCTATGAGTTTGGCAGAGGAAAGACGCTGGAGATTGGCGCGGTCTACTCGCTTGTCGAAGCGCTCTATTACAGCTGAATTCGCGCCAGCTGACGAGTATTCAAGCTCCAAATATGGGTCTAGAACTCCGTCCACAAGCCAGTTCGTATGGTTGCAGTCCCGAAAATTCCCACTCTCGCTCCAAGTCATCAACTCGATCTTGTAGTACCCAGGGACTAAATCGCCTTTTAGGTAGAGCGCGACGGTCGAAAAAGAGAAATCTTCTGCATTGGACGGTAATGCGCTCCAGGTAACAGCTCTGTTTCCGGTGAATCTGTCCGTCTCATCCTTGAAAACTCCAGCGCTAGCTGAAAGAGAGTTGATAAAAAAGAGTGCTGCGAGAAGTGCGCGGTGAACCATGGTATCCCTCCCCAAATAAAGCCTGCACCTTACCATTCGTGGCGCTGCGCCACCATTGGCCGGCTCGGTAGGGAAAGATTGCTGGTCATCTGCTATAGCTTTATTCGGAATGCGCATCTGAGGGATCGGGCCGTGAATACGAGTGAGCTTGGAATGAAGGCTTGGGGAGTCGCGACCGTTTTGCTGGCAATAGCAGCGCTCGGAATCGTTCTCTTGGGAAGTGCCTATCTTGGTTTGAATGAGAAATTTGTAGAGGGAACGCCGCGCTGGATTGCCGGCCTGTATACAGCGATAAAGCAGAATGGGAATGTTGTGGCGGGAATATTGGGTTTCAGCGGTCTGGCTTGGTCAAATTTTTACAGAGTTTCGGCGAGACTCAGCGATGGGTGATGCAGATGCACAAAGCCCGGCGCTGGGCCGGGCTGCATTTCTATTTTTTATCTTCTGTTTGAGTCTGTCTAACTCGCAGATCTGTGATTTGCTGCAAGACTGCTGAAAGCTTCTGATCCGTTTTGCTGTCCAGAGAGTCAAGCCTTGCTTCTGCGCGGTTAAATCGAGTTTCGATTAATTCGTTCACACCCTTAAAATCTTGCTTGGTCTCAAGTCTTGCATCGCCGATAGCATCGTCCAGCCGGGTATACATCACCCATGCTGCCCCTATGACTACCGCCAAAATAGGAAGAGTCTGAGACACAAATATGTCCATCCTGGACAAAGTGTTACTCGCCATCCCAAGCTCCTTTGAGTAGTTCTCATAAATGAGTTGGCTCGCCAGTGAAAGATCCAATGCACTGATGAAGCCAATCTCCGCACCGGCTGGCATCGCAATTACAGATCGAAACGCAAGTGTTTCTGGAACCTTAGCGACTTCAATTTTTCCGATGGCATCCGAAAATTCACTTTCAGGATGTGACCCTGCAGCATAGCTTTGAATGGCGGATGCTGCTGACCTAAAGGACAGAAGGCTTGCGGATCCAGTGTCGCAAGTCGAAGACCACGACGATCCGCTGATCATTCCTGAATGTGCCGAAAATACTGCCGACATTAGTATCAGCCCTCTGATACTGGTCTGCCTAGGACACCGGATTCTGCCTTATCAATGAGATCGGTGAGCATAGCTCTGAGCCTAATAGCCGCTTCCACTCGCATGGTGAAAGTACCGAAATCCACCCGCTCGAGATAAAAACCATCGTTGTGAGGCTCGGGGCGGAATAGTCCTTTAGAGGTCTCTACGTACACTTCCTCCACGATTGTCATCTTGTCTCTCCCAAAAGTGAGAGAAATCCGCGGCTCGCCGGGAGGTCCAAAAACGAAACCGACATTCTGGTCAGCTTCCTCGTTGATGAACCCCGGGGCTTTAACGTGGGCAAGCTTGTCACCTGCAAAAATTGGCTTCATGCAAAACTCCTTTTTTGAAAGCTAGACGCAAACTGTAATTGATTAAGCTCTCCACATTATCGTGAATACATCGCCCACCAGAACACGTGCCCCAGTATCGATATCTGCTGCTCCTGGATCTGCTGGAACGTGTAGTCCTCGTCCGGATGCTCATCACGGTTGAAGCTGCGCAGGCGAATCCCAATCGGGATGCGGTAGACCTGCTTCACGCGAAGCTGTCCGTTGTGGTTGATGGCGTACATTTCGCCATCGACGATGTCACTCAGGGAGTTCTTCCCCACGTTAACGCCGACGGTGGCACCGTCGCGAAGCACGGGCATCATGCTGTTCCCGCCGACCTTCACGCACTTCGCGTTACTGAACTGAACGCCGTTGTGGCGCAGGTCTTTCTTGTTGAAGCGCAGGCGCGAGTTGGCGCTTTCCTCAATCGCAAACCTGCCAGATCCGGCCGCCAGTTCGACTTCATGAAGGAAGGGGACGTAGACCTCATCGTCATCGAGCGGGGTTTCGTCGTCCCAAGTCTCGATGCTTCCTAATTTTACGCTTGGCTGGATGCGGTCCTGCTGCACGCTGGCAACAGTGGATAACAGTCGAGAGCTGACCTCGCTTGCATCGAAGTTGAGCGCCTTTGCGAGCTTAAGCAGCGCTTCCACATTTAGCGGCACCTTCCCGGTGGCGTATTGGCTGAATGCGCTTTGCCCGGACCATCCGCATGCTTCGGCAACGTCCGCCTGCGTCAGGCTGCGCCCGGCCGCTTTAGCAGCTGATTTCCGCTGTTCGTAGATAGCTTTGAGCCTGGCGCTCTCGGCGACTTCTTCGGGGGTGAGGGGGCGACGTATTTTCATACGAATAAGAGTATTAGCAGAGCTGATATCCAAGCAAACAGCGCTGCTAGTATTTTGTTGCTGATAAAAAGCAGCGCTGCTACTATCCATGGCAGATATCAAGCCGTGGAAATTCCATGAAAAAGATCCCTTTGAGCAAATACCTAGAAGAGCACGGCACTCAAGCCGCGCTTGCTGCTGCTCTCGGCGTGAACCAGAGCGCGATCTCGCAAATGGTTCGAGCCGGCAGAAGCATTGAAATCACCCTTTATGACGACGGCCGTATTGAGGCGAATGAGATTCGTCCGATCCCGGCGCGTCCAAAGCGCACAGCAGCCTGAGCAGTCATTGCTTACCGCCCTAACAAATGGTCGCGCACACACTGGCAGGGCGCCACGGAAACAAATTTGAGGTTTTACGAATGGAATATTTTCTGCGGGCCTGCCAGAGCGCGGTCCTGGACAACGAAGCCAAGACCCTTGCTGCAAAGATGGGCGTTCCTCACGTTGGCCTGCTTCAGCGCGCCAATCCGGACAACGACGCACACCACCTGACCGTGGAGCATTTGTTCGGGATTCTGTTGCATACCGGCGACATGCGCCCTCTGGCTGCATTGGCGAGTGAATTTGGTTTCGACCTCGTTGCGAAAGCTGCGCCCGAGCCACAAGCGCTGACCAAATCATTGATCAACGTCGGCAAAGAGGTCGCCGATCTGACCATCGCAGTGCACCAGGCACTGGATGACAACCACGTCAGCGCATTCGAAAAAAACCTGATCCGTCAGGAAATCAACCACGTTCGGCAGAGCTTGGACGTGATGGATGCCTCGGTAAAGGCCGCCTGAATTCCGGGCACAAAAAAGCCGACGGAGAAGGTCGGCTGATTCGCAAAACTAGAGAGGCCCGATTATGCAGAGCCAGCCAAATTCCAGCAATACCCCGATCAATGTCGCGACACGTTTTAACAAATCGCAAAACGTGTCGCGTACCACCTCAGTAATTCCTTTCGACTTCGATGGTGGCGCCATCCGCGTCATAACCGACGAGCTCGGCGACCCGTGGTTCGTCGCTCGTGATGTTGCCGATGCGCTCGGTTATGCCAAGCCAGAGAACGCGATCTCCCGTCACTGCAAGGCCGCGACCACTACCCCGAAACAGGGTGGTGGATTCATGACCGTCATTCCTGAGCGCGATGTCTACCGACTGGTGATGCGCTCGAAGCTGGTTGGCGCCGAACGCTTCGAAGAATGGGTAGTGGGTGAGGTGCTGCCCAGCATTCGCAAAACCGGAAAGTTCGAAGCTGCCAGCCCTAGCAGCTCGAAGGTTGTCGGGGAATTGGCGCTAATGGAGTGCTATACGCGCCTCCTAAAGCCGTCGCCCTCAAGCCAGGTGATGATGCTGGCGAAGATCGCCAACAATAACGGTCTAGAGTCGAGCTTCCTGCCGGGCTACGCAATTGATGCCGCACCAGATGCCATTGGCGGCAGCTCGATGCCGACCAAGGCCGTAACCTCACTGATCAAAGACAATGGCTTCGCCTGCACCACGCGAGCGTTCAACCTTGCACTTGAAGCCCATGGTTTCCTGAAGCAACTCCAGCGCAAGAACTCCAAGCAGGAAGTGGTCGACTTCTGCTCGGTGACCGACAAGGGACTGGCCTACGGCAAGAACCTCACCAGCCCTCAATGCCCCCGCGAAACACAGCCTCACTGGTACGTGGATCGTTTCCCTGAACTGGCCAAACTGGTCGGGAAGGCCTGACATGCAATTTACCGTCACGATCAATCAGGTGAAGGCGTTGGAGTGGGGGCTGAATTCTCAGCAGGCTCTGCTGTTCGCCTTCGTCTATGGCTGCCCGAGCTGGACAAAGCCAATCAAGACTGACGACGGGATCTTCTTCGCGCTGAGCAAGGCCAAGATCATCGAGGAGCTGCCGCTGCTCACTGACAAGCCAGACACTGCTTATCGCATGCTGAAGGCCCTGGAAGAGGCGGGTTTGATTCAGCTTTCCAGCACTTCGAACATCACGCTGTTTCGCCTGACCGAGAAGGCGATCGAGTGGAATCAGAAACTGGATGGGTCGGAAAAATATCCGACCCCACCAAAGAACGAAGGTCGGAAAAAAATCCGATCTACCTCGGAAAAAAATCCGATCAAGGTCGGAGAAAAATCCGAGCAAGGGTCGGAAAAATCTCCGACAAATCAGGATACCAATCATCAGGGTACCAATCAGGATACCAGTCAGGACTTGCAAGGCAGCCCGGGCAAGCCGGCCCGCAATCTGGTGCTGGTGGTTGATCGCACCGATACGCCACGGGTTGAGATTCCCGCTGACATGCCGGGCCCGAAAGACCAGTCCTGCAAAACCTTCAAGGTCTGGGCGAACTACGC